GCTATCAGTGCCATAAAGATTCGAATACAGTGCGCATGAACATTGCAGGCACTCTGACACGACTAAAAGAACTTGGCTGGGAACTGATGCCAGAGGATATGGACTTGACGACAGCTGATTGGATGCTTGCACGTAAAGGAGAGACAGATGAGTGATGAACTGAGCCTGCGCATTGAAGAGCTAGTGGCTGAGAACGAGAGGCTTCTTAAAGATCTTGGTGCCTATGAACGTGAACGTGATCGATTCAGGCACGCTATTGCAGATATCACAGGTCTCTACTTTTTGACAGGGGGCCACGGGGAAACTGACGAAAACCTATTGCCAGAGTTCATTCGTATCTGCCCTGCATACGGTTGTGCTTGGGAACAAGTATACGTAAAGACCAACAAAACTGTTAGCTATGAGGGGTCGTGAGATGCCTGAACAAGAGGAGGACAAACATGACTGATGACCCATGTGATGACATTAATGCACAAACGTTTAAGGAGAAACAGATGAGTAAACTAGAGGAACTAAGGGCTGCTTATGCTGCTGCTGAAACTGCTTATCATGCCGCCTGTTATGCGGCTGATGCTGCTGCCTATGCTTCTGACGCTTATGACGCTGCTCTTGAAGCCGCTTATGCGGCTGATGCTGCTTGGGACGAATATCAAGCGGAACTAGAGAAACAGGAGGACAAATGATGCCAGAAGATACAGACTGGATGAACATGGATTGGATAATCAAATGAAGTTTACACACCAACACAGTGACGGCACAAAGATTAAAATAGAAATGGCAGAACATGCGTCTATGGATGCTGTTCTTGAAGAGTTTCAAAGCTTCCTTCGTGCCTGTGGATACGTAATTGAATACAATCAGGTTTTATGTTTGGAGGATATGGACAAATGATGTTAGAAGATACAGACTGGATGAATATGGATTGGATTATCAAATGACCGGACACATGGCACGTCGATACCGCGCAAAGAAGGCATACGCCTGCTGGGACTGCGATAAGGTTTATCTTGATAAGGATTTCGCGCAGCGTTGTTGCGCGGTCAAAACATGCAGCCGATGCGGCGTTGAGACAGAAAAGCATTACATGTATACTGCCTGCCCTCCATGCCAAGAAATACTCAAAGCGCACCGCGTCAAGGTCGTGGGTTGGGATGAAGCGGATGATGGTGTGGTTTGGACCGATGAACACAACGGAACATGGGGCGAAGGTTACTCCGACGATGTTCTCGCTCTGATCGAAATGATGAAAGACGAAGACTTGTTGCCGCCTTGCTATGTTCACCCGTGCAAGGCAAATCATTTTTCCTTCGATCCAGCCGACATTCTTGATCGGGTCCATGACAATCACCACGAAGATGCCGTGGATCAGCTCGAAGACACGGAAGGCTTGTTCCAGTTTTTCAAAGAGTGGAACTCCAAGCAAAACCTTAGGTCATACTACCTCAAAGGCGACCGTGTAATTGTGCTGGATCAGGCACGGTTTGACGCGCTGCTATCCCAGCCAAAACACCTCACATAAAGGACACTTGATATGCTTGAAGCCGCTGGAATAGCTTTTATCGCAATGTCGGTTGCCGTGGTTACATTCTACGGATTGATCCGGCTCATGGATTATTTGCGATGGTGGAACGAAGCTGGATTGGCTGCATTTATTCCAATGCTTGCAGTTGCAATTCCATCAGCACTAATCGCGGCAGCAATTGCTGTTTGGCTCATTAGATAAAAAGGACCCGTCATGCAACCCCTACGGATATTAGACGCAACGCGCGTCCTTGCTGAAACGCAAGATGAATACTACGCGCTTGCGATTAAAGATGAAGAAATTGAGGGCGTTAATCATATGACCTCAGTTTGGGAGCCAACGCCCAAAGAGCTTGCAGACCTCGCCAATGGCGGCGCTGTCAGGCTCACAATTCTTGGCACTGGGCATCCGCCCGTTCAACTCACCACCCAATCTGCACCGGAGTAGAAAATGAAGATAGATGTAACAGCCAAAGACTTCAACCCATCCAACAACGAGATGGTTGACGCGATCAAAGGCAAAGCAAACGAGCTTGCCGATGTGATCAATAAACTGCCAGCGAGCCGCCGTCGCAGCATCGCACTCACCAACCTTGAAACGGCCAGCATGTTCGCTGTGAAGTCGGTTTTCTATGGCGACGATAACGAGCGCACAGACGCTTAATATTTCGGGCTGATATCTCATAGGTGTCAGCCCCCAATTCAAAGGACGGAAAAGATGAAAATAACAGCCATAACAGAACATGAAGACGGTAGTGCCACGTTTGACTTTGACTTGGACGATGCCACAGCTACCTTGGCTCAAGAGCTTGGGGTAAAACTATTAATCTATTGTGGTGCTACTGGGACAACCATAGATTATGTGTTTAAAACCGTATTGGGAGGGTTTGAAGATGATAGCTAGGGAAGACGTTGTCTTGGCCACACTGAAAAGCTCTCGTGAGCTTTGTATTGAGATGCGTGAGCTACTAGACGCCAATCGTAGTGTAGACCATTTGACTGACGTTGAGATGGAGGATTGGCAGTCCCTATCCTTAGACATATTGGCGCTAGACCGTGTGATTGAATACTATGGAGGATAACTTGTTATGACGGAAGAAGTAGGACACATGAAAGGAATGACTATGGAACATAACGATATTAAAATCTCAGGCTGTTTTGAATCTGACGAAGGTGTAGATTTTATTGAGATAGGCGAAGCCTTTGGTGTTAAAGACTTAGCTAAGAAGCTTCTTGATAAGTATGGGACCGACATCATCGGCGTAGATATGGAGCTTGACGGCGAATATGCTAACGGTTATGCTGTCAATGACATGGCCGTAATGGTCGAACTAGAACGTATTGGAGGATAATACTATGGCTGTAACTATCTCAGTGGAAGAAACAATTGGCAAGCAATTCGACATTTTTTATAGAGAGTGTAAGTTCCAAGGTATCGAACTCTCAGAAGAGGTTAAGCGTCTGCTTCATATCTTAGAAGGGGATACAATCACAGAAGCAACTTCGGAGTACACTTCAGAGTATCACGCTGCTTGGGACGAAGGTCATCAGGAGGGTTGGCTGGAGGGTCGTGACGAAGGCTATGCTGAAGGCCGTGACGATGGCTGGTATGATGGTAAAAATGTGGGATACGAAGAGGGCTTCACTGATGGTAAGGATGAGGGTTATGATTTAGGTTATGATGAAGGTTACAGCGATGCTGAAAAAGACCTAGCAAAAAAGGACTAGCTATGAAAAGCTATTTTTACAGAGTAGGCATTGCTCTATCAATGTTCTTTAACGTTCTGGTGGGCGGTGAAGTTGGTCAAACTTTCTCAGCTCGTCAACACGAAGCTAAGCGTAATAACAAGCTTAACTTATCTCGTTTAGTGGATGCCTTGTGTGGGAAAGACCACTGCGCTGTTTGCTGGGCATTTTGGAAAGTACGAAAGTGGTAATAAGGGAAAAACTATGTTTACTATAGAACACCAATCCGAAGATACGATTATCACTACCCTAGATGCTAGTGGTCAGTCTGAAGATGTAGAAGTAATGATTGATGATGACTCTGTTTTTATGAGGCAGTGGCACGAGAAACGACAGAAGTATGAAGTCTTAGGGATGTCCATCCAACAGTTCAATGACATCATTGCAGCTATGAACCTGCCAGAAGGAGCTTACTATGCAAAATAAAGTATACGAACGTATCGCCCTAGACTTCTTTTCTCCAGACCATCGCAACCACACAGGGTTAGCTAAGGGTCTACTGGAAGAAGCAAACGAAGTAAAAGAGGCAGAAGAAACAGGAACTAGAGAAGATCTTTTAGACGAGCTAGGTGACGTACTATGGTATGTAACTGTTATGGCTAATCAGGAGGGTTCTTCGTTAAGTGAAATAATGAAGCGCAACTATTTCAAACTGGAGTATCGCGCAATTAACGGGAAGGCTTAGGGGTAAGCTCCCTTAAAAATAAGGCTAAAAAATACCCGCAAATAATGACCAAGGTCTACCCCTAATTAAAGGAATATTACTATGACTATGGCTATCATTGATGGTGATGTATTAGTATACATGGCTATATGGAAAAGTGAATCACTAGAAGAAGGAAAGAAGAAGTTCCAAGGACTATTAGATGATGTGTTGAATAGTTTGTTTACTAAAGACTACGTTATGGCCATTGGTGGTCCTGACAACTTTCGATTGGACCTGTTCTCTGACTATAAAGGGAATCGGAAGAAAGCCAAAGACAATAGACTTGAGTGGTTTAATGACTTGAAGTCTTGGGCTAGTAAACTAGAAGGCTCTGTTGAGTCTGATAACTGTGAAGCAGATGACCTGGTACGGGTATGGGCCTTAGAGTGTGATGCAGCTGGCATTAATCGTGCTGTTGTATCCGTTGATAAAGACTTACACTGTATTCCGGGAACTCACTACAACCCAAGAAAAAAGGAGATCTACCAGATTGATAAAGAGTATGGTGAGCGGTTCTACTGGCAACAAGTACTAACAGGGGATAGTGTTGATAACATCCCCGGCTTGCCAAAGGTAGGTCCAGTAAAAGCTAAGAAGCTTCTTGCTGATGCTATTACTCACAAAGAAATGCGTGATGTAGTATGTCGTGCTTATAATGACGCTTATGGCGATGAGGGTTATTCCTACATGATCGCTAATGGTCGCCTTATCCATATCTGGAGAAAACTCAATGACCATTTTAAGATTAGGAAGGAAGACTATGAATCTGCAATTACTAAATGAAATGATGGATAATTCCGTCGAGGTAGAGGGTCTTGGGCATTGGGCGACACAATCATACTTGGTTCAGGAAAATCCAGTAGACCACTTTGGCTTTGTGTATGTTATTAAGAATAAAAAAACAGGACACCTCTACATTGGAAAGAAACAAACAAAACACGGTGGAAAGAAATCTAGTAAGAACTACGGGAAAGAAACTAACTGGAAAAGCTATGAGGGTTCTTCAAAGCATCTCACCGAACAGATTAAAGAGTTCGGCAAAGATAATTTTAAATTTGTCATCTTGGAGCTTTATAGCACACGAGGTGGTTTGAATTATTGCGAAATAGCTTTCCAGACAAAGTGTAATGTACTGACAGAGAGACTCCCTGACAGTGATGAACGGTTATTTTTGAATGCCCAAATCGGCGCTGTTCGGTGGATTCCTAAAGAGTTCTGGACCGACGAGGAGCGGCTTATGTTCGTAGGTGAGAACAATGGGTTCTACGGCAAGACTCACACAGCGGAAACAAAGAAACTGTTGTCAGATTACAGGAAGGGAATGCGGGGTAAAATTCCTCGCACACCAGAGTGGAACAAGGCTATCTCAGAGGGCAGTATGAAAGGGTTAAATCATCATAACTCGAAAGGAGCTATAGAAGGTACTTGCGTTAAAACAGGAGATGTAATCATATGTATTGGTCGCACTGCTGTAGAAAAAGCTGGCTTCGAACAAGCATCGGTGTACCGCTGTGTAAACGAAAAACAAAAAACCCACAAAGGGTACACATGGAAAAGGAAATACTAATGCTTCGAATGATTGCCACAGGCACTTATATAATGAGCCTCGCTATGTTGGTTCTTTCTTTGTTTGGAATCCTAGAGGTTCTTGGCTTTAACGCTATGGCAGGTCTTATCTTGTACTTTCTTCTTCAAGAAGTGTCGGAGTTTACTGCTACTATTGTTTATACACGGGAATCTGAAGAGGAATAAGTTATGGGTCGAATAGTTACTAAGAATCAACCTTGCGATGACTGTGGTGGCTCCGACCCTCTTCAAATTTATGATGATGGTTCTAAGTTTTGTTTCAGCTGTCGTAAGTCAACACCAGCACCTAGAGGGGTTACACCTGTGATTAATAACAACACAGACTTTGAGCCTGTTTCGTACGGGCCTAGTCTTACTGAAATCCGGGAAGACTTCACTAGTCGCGGGTTTAAAGAACGTAACATCTTTAAGCAAGTATCAGAACACTACGGTGTAAAGGTATCTTACGATATGGATGGAGCTATTGATAGCCACTACTACCCTTACTACAGTGAAGACAACTTGGTGGGTTATAAAGTTAGAACCCTTCCTAAAAAGTTTGCTTCCGTGGGTACAGTCCGTGGTGGCTTGTTCGGACAACAGCTATTCAACGGCGGTAAACGTCTTGTAATTACTGAAGGTGAGTTAGATGCTATGGCGGTACAATCCGCATGGTATAAACGCTACAAAGCCTTCTACCCGGTTGTATCACTTCGTTCTGCTTCCTCTATCAAAGACTTGATTGAAGAGCGTGATTGGATTCGTAACTTCGATGAAGTAATTCTTTGGCTTGACAACGATGAAGCAGGTCGTGAAGCCACTAAAGAAGCAGCTCGTATTATTGGTTATGATAAGGTTAAGATTGCTAAGTCCTCTGAAAAAGACGCTTCTGACCTCTGGATTAAAGACGCTGATAAAGTCCTTAAAACAGTCTACGATGCTACTGATTACACCCCTGCAGGTATTCTTGACAAAGATGAACT